AGTTATTAGACAGTTTGGTTCTATAACAGAAAATATTGTAGGAGGCCAACCAGGCAACAAAGGTGAAGATCTTTCTTCATCAATACTTTCTAATTTAAATTTAGAAAGAGAATTTATCGATGGCAGAAAATATGAATTAGTATATGGTATCTTTAGAAAATATGTTGAAAGCGATTCATTGGCTCAAGCATATAGTTTATTAACAATGGATGCTATGAAAAAGTTTAATACTAATATCGAAGACTTGTTTACAGAAGTAACTAACGGAATTGAGTTTAGTGATTTGGGTATTGCGTTATTGAATAATTATAGACCGTCCACAAGCCAAGTAGCCATTAGAAAAGCACAAACACCCAATTCATTTATTGGTAGACATATTATTGCTTAAATACTAGCATGGCTAGAAGATTTCATAAAGGTTTATATAATTTAAAAAACCCACAAAAGTATGTAGGTAAACACGCACCTAGGTTTAGATCTGGATGGGAAGCAACATTTATGAGAATGTGTGATAATCACCCAAGTGTTTTAAGTTGGGCAAGTGAACCGGTAAGAATACCATATAGACATCCGTTTACAGGAAAGTGGACGATGTATGTTCCAGACTTTATTATGATATATGTAAATAAACGTGGTAAAAAAATTGCTGAGATGGTGGAAATAAAACCAAAAAGTCAGACAACAATGGAAAGTATTAAGTCGCAAAAAGAAAAAGCTGATGTTATAATTAATCAAGCAAAGTGGAAAGCGGCGGCTGAATGGACAAAAAGAAAAGGAATTAGATTTAGGGTCTTGAATGAAGACTCAATCTATGCTATAAAGTAATATGAATAAAAAATTAGAAGATACATTTGATTTACCAAACATAGAAGATATGATAGCGGAACAAGAATCTGCAGAGGAAAATCAACAAGAAGCATCTGAAAATAAAACTACAGAAGTAGTTGAAGAAACAGTAGAACAACCAGAACAACCAGATGAAGCAGTAATAAAAAAAGCATTATCAACAGCTCAAAAAATTGACAATGCTTTACCGCAAGTTAAAAACTTGGAAGCACATGATGGTGATATGGATGATTTTTCAGATGAAGCAATGAAGTCATATCGTGAACTAATGGATTTAGGTATGAATTCTGAGGCTAGACACGCCGGTAAAATGTTTGAAGTAGCTTCTACAATGCTGAAAAATGCCGTAGAAGCCAAGAACGCAAAAGCTGACAAAAAGCTAAGAATGATTGAGCTACAGTTGAAAAAACAACGTGTAGATCAGTGGGATAACAAGGGTACAAGCACTGATGAAGTCATAGAAGGCGAAGGATATGTGGTAGGAGACCGCAATAAACTACTAGATCAGCTGATTCAAAAGGTAAATGAAACCGATGATAAATCCGATAAGGAGGATAAATAAAAATATGAAGAGTTTTAAATCATATCTATCTGAAGCAGTAAAAGAGATTCCGTTAAGAATTAAAATAGCGGCAGAAGTTACTGATGACATGATGAACGTTATTGAAACAGAATTATCTAGATTTGATGTAGTATCTGTTTCTAAACCAACTAAAACTATTATGCAAGAGCATCCATTGGACTTTGGTACAAAGATTAGAAACACTGAAGTTTATATAATTGATGCAGTAGTACACTTACCAGTATCGCATGAAACAATTAGAAGAAACCTTTCCGACAAGTTAGGTTTAGTTTATGACTACGTTGTAGTCAAAGGTCCTAATGATCCTATTGAGGCAGAGAACGAAGCAGAAGTGGCAAGACAACAAGCCAATGCAGAAGACTATCAACCTAAAATGGGTAAAGAGTACAGCGAAGATGAGCAGTACAAAGACGCAGATAAAATTGCTGGTGAAGAACACAAAAAGAATTTCCTACAAACATTGATCGATAACAAAGCAAAAGATCCAGACAGAGCAAACGTTGAAGTTGAAGGACCATTGAGTGTCGCAACTAAAACAGATGCAAAAGATTCAAGTGAACCAAGAGAGTCAGAGAAAGGTGCCAAATCACCTTTGTCAAATGACAATAGAGGTAAAAAATAATGATGGAAGCTCAAGCAAAATCATACACAATCACAGTTGAAGATCTAGGAAGTTTTGATCTAGACGAAGATAGATCAATTGCACCATCAATTGAATTTGCTTTAAAGCAAAGTGGTGTTGCAGATGCAGTAGTTGATCAAAACGAATTTAATTCATCTATGGTAGAAGTTGTAACAACAGCTACACAAGACGAGCTTGAAAGAGCTTTACAAAGAGACGATTTACAAGCAGAGGTATCTATGAACGAAGACAATGAAGAGATGGTACATTCACCAGCCGGTCAGTTCAAGCAAGATGATTTCACTTCAGGCGTTAAAGCACAAAAGAAATTCAAATACGTTCCAGCTAAACATGGAGACAATCCATTAACCAACGAAGACGAAGCTGTGACAGAAGATCGCTTTGAGGCTTTGATGAGTGAATATAAATCATTTGTTGCTGAAAGCGACTCAAAAAAAAAGACTCAATAATCAGTGAAGCTGGACAAATAGCACAAATCCTACAAAGGGATTACGGCAATCATGTGGCACGTACACAGGCAAAGATCCAAGATGATTTTAAAGCGGCAGGTGTAGAAGAACCATTCAACATAATGTCAGAACCGTTGTTTACCAAGTCAGCAGAATCAATTTTTCGTATGGGTAGACGTGGAGGCGGACAACCAGGCCTAAAAGCAATTGGTGGAATTGAAGACCTAACACGTAATCTAAAAGATATACAGTTGGGTGTGTCCATAGCAGGTTTCCAACCACAGGCACTAAAACAGCTGGATCCAAACGTGATCAAAAACAGAATAAAATCCATTCCATCAGGAGAGCCATTTAGTAACATGGAAGGATACATTGAAACTAAAGAAGATGCTTACAAAATAGTACGTATTAGAAATTTGTATTTGAACATATTGTCGCAAATGGAACTATCTAGTAGATTAGATCCAGGCAAAGCAAAAGACATACCAGGCAAAGTAGGCGGTGCATTTGATAGAGCGGCACAGGCAGTTGGCACAAACACTGGTAACTATCAATCTATAGTAGATCAATAAACAAGCATTAAGACACAGTTAAGGAAACCACCCGCGAGGCGGAGCGGCCAAGACACCCATGATTTCGACCGCGAACATACAAAACACATACACAAAAGCTAATACAACACATACACATAAATCGCATACAACATATATAACACATACACATAAATCGCATACAACACATACAAAAAGTCGCATACAAAAATATAACATAATTTAAAACCTACACACACAATTTAAATAAGTGTATGTTTAACAAGATAGATATTAACAACATTGAAATAGTTGAAATTGAAGCAACAACATATTGTAATGCAGGATGTCCTTATTGTGCTAGACACGATCATGGCACTAGTAAAACAATAGAGTCGTTGCCTTTGAGACATATTCCGTTTGAAGTGTTTAATCAATTACGAGAAGATTTAGATTTTACATCCCGCAATAAATCAAAAGATGTAGAGCTTTGGTTTGTTGGAAATTTAGGAGATGTAATAATGCATCCACAGTTGCCACAGATATGGGAGTACTGTGTTAAGAATTTTGGAAAAATAGAAGTAGAAACTAATGGCGGTATTAGACCTATTAAGTTTTGGCAAGAAGCAGGTAGAATCAGCAAAGAAGAAAGCCAAAAAGCCAGTGACCCAGCTACAATGACTTTTGCTATTGATGGATTAAAAGACACTAATCACTTGTATAGAAAAGGAGTAGATTGGGATAGACTAATAGCCAATGTTGAAGCCTACATCAATGCTGGTGGCGATGCTACTTGGAAGTATTTGGTCTTTGAGCATAACAAACATCAAGTAGATGAAGCAGAAAGACTTGCTAAGAAATTAGGATTTACAAAGTTTCTTCCTCAGTATTCGACCAGATACAGTGACGACATTTATGATGATGAACAGATTGAATTAAGAGAAAAAGAAGGAAATTTTTTATCATCTGATGTTGATAAAGTAATTGAAGAAGAAGCACGTAGATTGAATATTGATTTAAAAAATCCAACTAATGATATTGAATGCAAATCTTTTGTAAAAAATAAAATATACATAAACTCACATGGTAGAGTTTGGCCATGCTGTTGGCATTCGTTAGAATATGACACAACTAAACTTATGTTACAAAAAACTGAACCATGGATGATACCTTTTATTGAAAAAAGATTTAATGACTATACCAAATATTCATTAAAAGAAATTGCCAGTTCACGACTTTGGAAACAAATGACTGATGCATGGGAAACTGAAAAAAGAAATAATGATGGAAGTTTAAAAATGCAGTTGTGTTACGATAAATGTTCAAATAGTAAATGGAAGTTAACTTGTAATATATCTAAACGTGATTAGTCCGTAAATATTTTTATGTTACGAGATGAGTACACAAAAATCTTTTATGACATTGTTCGCGAGACAAAAGATATTCATTCCCTAGAACTGCCTATTCATCTCGAAGCATACATCGTGATGTTATTATCATCATTTGTGGACAAGCCAGACTTCTTACCCAAGTTATCCTTTGCAGAAAATTTATTAAAGTTAAACAAATATAGTTCATTACCTGCAAAGGATTTGGGTGATGTTTGTTTGTTTGTAACCGGTGTATTCCCCACGTACAACGCCTCTAGTGGTTTAGATGTGTCTTACTATACATTTGTTGGAAAGAGTAGCTACAGCCACGTTAAATTTGGTTTAAACGGGGAATTATTTGCTGAATTATCAGATAAGTTTGAATATTTGTGTAGATTCATTAATATGTCTATTGGAATAGACAATAGAAACCAGTATTTTAATCTACGTCATTAACTGCGTATATAAATATACGTATGGTACATAAAAGTCTAGACGGAAATTTAACTAAAAAAGCATACGCAAAAACCAAGTATACAGAAGCTCAGTTACTTGATCTAAAACAATGTGCTGACAAGAAAACTGGTTATTTGCAATTCATGAAAAATCATATGTGGATTCAACATCCTACTAAAGGACGTATGAAATTTGAGCCATTTGAGTACCAAGAGAGATTGTTAGAAACATATAATAATAATAGATTTGCAATCGCCATGTGTGCAAGGCAAACTGGTAAAACAACCTGTGCGGCAGGATACTTGTTATGGTATGCTATGTTTCATCCAGATGTTTTAATATTGATTGCGGCACACAAATATCAAGGTGCCCAGGATATCATGCAACGTGTAAGATTTGCTTATGAAGAATCACCTGACTATATCAGATGTGGAGTAACAAGTTATAATAAAGGATCAATGGATTTTGATAATGGTTCTAGGATTATAGCACAAACCACAACTGAAACAACAGGTAGGGGTATGTCTATATCTTTAGTTTACATGGATGAGTTTGCATTCGTTGAACCACAACAAAAGGCCAGTGAGTTTTGGACTTCACTATCTCCAACATTGTCAACAGGTGGTAAGTGTATTATTACATCAACACCAAACAATGATGACGATGTGTTTGCAGGACTATGGAGAAGTGCAAATAAAAAAGTTGACGAATTTGGTCAACCTACTAGAGATGGTACAGGTATCAATGGCTTTAGAGCAATAAATGTACATTGGTCAGAACATCCAGATAGAGATGAACAATGGGCCAAAGATGAACGTGCAAGAATAGGTGAAGAAAGATTTAGACGTGAGCATGATTGTGAATTTATCGCATTTGATGAAACACTAATCGATGGATTAAAATTAATCACATTAGCAGGAAAAGATCCTTTATACAAAACAGGTCAAGTACGTTGGTATGAAAGGCCTAGAAAAGGAAACACTTATGTTGTAGCCTTAGATCCTAGTTTAGGTACAGGAGGAGATTATTCAGCAATACAAGTTTTTAGTTTACCGGAGTTTACACAGGTAGCTGAATGGCAACATAACAAAACAACAGTACAAGGACAAGTTAGAACACTACTAGGTATTTTAAAAGATTTAGATACTCAATTAAAAGAACAAGGAACACCGCAACCGGAAATTTATTGGACTATAGAAAATAATACTTTAGGTGAAGCGGCCATTGTTGCTATTGAAGAAATGGGTGAAGATAGATTTCCAGGTTTCTTTACACACGAACCTAGACGTGCTGGACAACAAAGACGTGATGTACATAAACGTAAAGGATTTAATACAACACACAAAGCAAAACTATCTGCTTGTTCAAGATTAAAAAATTGGGTTGAAACAGGTAAGTTACAAATACATAGTAGAAACTTAATTAGAGAGCTTAAAGTATTTGTTGCAAAAGGAAATTCATTCTCAGCTAAATTAGGAGAAAATGATGATTTGGTATCTGCTAGTTTACTGTGTTGTAGATTAGTCGGAAATTTAGCAAAATATGATCCTATATTTGAACAAAGTTTAGGACAACGTGATGATGAAGATGGTGAAGGTAATATTGTGCCTATGCCAATGATTATATAGATAGATAAATAACAATATGGCAGTAGATTATAACATAGTAGCTGAAAAAATATTTCGTATTCTAAAAGGACGTGGTTATTCTGTACAATTATTTGATGCAGAAGATGGCAATGAAATTGTTGATCCAAAAAAAGCAAGATTCTTTTATATACAGGAGCCTAATTTAATGGTAAATCTAAGTATAGAAAATAGTGAAGTAAAGCTACATAAAGGACCAGAATCTATAGATGAAGTAGCATCTACAGTGGCTTCTTTAAAGAAATTAGCCAGAGATAACTTATTAGACTTTGATTTACGTGAATTTGGAAGGGAAATTAAGCCTAAAAATTATAGTTTTAGGTTAAATAACAATATGGAACAGATTAAAACAGAAGGCTATTCAGCCATTGCAGGCACGGTAAAAACTAGTACTCAAAAACTAGAAAATGCCAAGCTATTAATTAAACACAGATCTCCAGTGAATGAAGAAATTCCTGGTGCAAGATCAAGAAACATTTCAGCATTATACATTGAAAACGGTCAAGGTGAAAGATTTAAATATCCTTTCATTCACTTGAATGGTGCAAGAGCGATGACACGTCACGTACAAAATGGTGGTAACCTTTACGATGAAGTTGGTCAAAGTATTGTAAACATGAGTGAACAAATGAGTAAGATCAGAGAAGTATTAAATGTAATGAGACGTTCTCCTGCAATACAAGAACAAGGTGGTTCTGTTTATAATTCTATGTTAACAAGACAAGACAGATTAAGAGAAACGATCAAAAAATTAACTACTATTGAAGGTTACAACAACTATGTAGAAAATTTTGCTAGACACGAAAGCAAAGAATATGATCAAGACACTCTAAACAAACTAAAAGAAAAATTTACAGTTAGTTCAATGGACAACAGAGTTGCTGAACTACTTCCAATGATACAAGAAATACATGATGAAGAAATCAATGACAATGCGTCATTAAGAAATCGTATCGCAAAAGAATTAGAAAAAGGTGCAATAGAAATGCATCCTAGATCAGCAGGACAATCAGAGTATGCACCATCAAACATAATGAAGTTTAATGATAGCAAAGCTGAGTTGGCTTACAAGATTTCAGATTTAGCCGCAAGAGCTAAAAACGATGAAGTTTCTGTATTCTTAGCTAGAATGTCAGACAAACTAACAGGCATTGACAAAGACCCAATGGTGCAAGATGATGTTGCAACTATTAGATCAATTCTTGCAAAAGTAAAAGATCCAGCAGAACAAAAAGATGTAGCTAGTAATGAATCAAAAGATTTACCAGAGCTATCAAAATTAGATGAAAGCTTCGATAGAATTTTAGGTATGTATTCAGATACAATGAATTTTGAAGATGCTGAAACTTTAGCTAAAGCAAAAGACAAGTTTACTTACATTGGTAAAAATGTAAATCCAAAAGTAAGTTACAACAGTTGGTTAAAAGATATTAAATCAAAAGAAATTGATGATCCACAATTAAAAGATAGAATTCAAAACAAAGGTGCGTATGGTGTATCAGGTGATAACCATGCTAAATGGTCACAAGAATATAGAGCCTACAAAGCAGAAGCTGAAGGTGAAACAGAAGCACCAGTTGAAACAAGTGATATACCACAAGGTGACTTTTCAGAAAATGATGCGGCAGATTTAGAGCATGATTTTGAAGAGTACAGAGATGCAGTACATGATTCAATCAAAACAGATGCTCATTACCAGGGTAAATCAAAAGAAGAAATTATTGATATGTTAAGAAAAGAAGCAGACTCAATTGGATATGCAGATGTATCAGACGGTGACAGACACCCATCAGAACCAGACTGGTTAAACAGAATTGCTGATGAAATGTCAAAAGAAGAAGCTTCACCGGAAACTGTTAATGCAGAAAATATGCAAGGTACAGATAAATTACCACATCATTCAGATGAATTAGCTAGAATGGTAGCATTATCAGGAATTAGATAAACCAAATCTTAGGAGAGTTTATGAAATTACCAAAGTTTAAAATGCCAAAAATGCCAAATGTTGGTAAGATGGCCAATGAAGCAAAAGGTAAAGTAACAGGCGCAGTATCAGGAGCAACTGATAAAGTAAAAGGCGCAGTATCAGGAACATCAAAAAAAGTTACTGGTGCAATTAAGAACTTAAATCCATTTAAAAAATAGATTGACTTCGGAGCAACAAAAAGGTATACTAAAGAATAATTAGTACCGAAATGCATGGTGGGAAATCAAGGTGTAATTCCTTGGCTCTTCCAGGAACCGTAAAGTCGGAGCGCCACCCGGTACAGTCCGCTGTCGAATGAAGGCCTGGAAAAGTCTAGTTCTACAATGTAAAGTTAACAGTGGCAATACGGAAACGTAAATAAAACTGTTATGAGTACAACAAAAAAAACATTATTAATGATATTATACTACTCAGGCATTCTTGCTTTAAGTAGATTGATACCACATCCACCTAACTTCACACCAATCATAGCCATGGCTGTTTTCATGCCATATATGATCCGTGATGTTTATACAGCGATGTTGATTCCATTAGTAGCGATGTTTATATCTGATTTATATTTGGGTATGCATTCATCGATGTTTTGGGTTTATGGAAGTATAATGTTATGTACACTATTAAGTACATCAACATTAAAACAAAAATCCTTAACACATTTGGCATCAGTATCGGTAGGATCAGCAGTAATGTTTTATGTGATAACAAATTTTGCTGTATGGTTGACGTCTACAATGTATCCAAAAACATTAGAAGGATTAGTTATGTGTTACACAATGGCTATTCCATTTTTTCAAAATACATTCGTGAGTACTATTTTATATGTTTCTGTATTATTTGCAATATATGAAACAGCTAAAAGGAGTTATTCATGGCTAAAAAGGCAATACTTGTAATACTACTATTCTTTACATGGGGATTTATTTTTAATTCCGTAAATGCAGAAGAAACAAATAATTGGAATTCAGAATCTTTATATGAAAAAGATGACACACCAGTTGTCACTATAACAGTTTACGTATTAAGAGATCCTACATCAAAAACAACAGAATCAATGAGTGTAGATTACGTTGACAGTTATACAATACAAAACACAAACACACAAGACACAGTACAAGCAATTAAAAGAATTACCGGACTGACAGTTATACAATCAGGATCAACAGGACAACAAACGTCAGTATTCATGAGAGGAACCAATTCTAATCATACTATGGTTGCAATAAATGGTGTCGCAATAAAAGATCACTCTACAACAGGTGGATTGCACGACATAGGTTCTGATTTTATCAAACACGTTACCGCAATACAAGTTGTAAAAGGTTCACAAGGAACACTATTTGGTGCAAACGCAGTTGGTGGTGTAATTAATTTTATTACTACAGGCAAGTACGAAAACTCAATTTCAACAACTGTAGGATCTAACAATACAAAAAGTTTAACTTTAAAAGTACACAAATATATCAACAATCATTCTATTAGTTTTACAGCAGATGGAACAACTTCAGATGGTATATCAGTTGCACCAACTGGAACTGAAAAAGACGGATTTGATGCAAACAATTTTACATTAGATACTGAAAGTAAATATGATGGTTTTGATTTAAGAACCACAATAATGAAACGAACTAGTGATGCTGACTTAGACAGCGGCACATCAGATGACTTAGATTACACATCCAAAAGTGATATGAATCTTTATCAAGTTGGTAGCAAAATTGATAACTCATTAGGTTTTAGTAATTTTACATTCTCTAGAACAGAATACGATAGAGAATATGTTAATGGTACTGAAATTGATACATATGATTCCAATTCAAATACTTTTATTTTTACTAACACAATACAAAATGAAGAAATTGATTTTACCCCAGGAATTGAATATGAACAGTTTGACGGTACGTTTAATAACACAGGATCATACACATCATCTGTAGACAAAGAAGGAAACAATGCATCTGTTTTTTTAAACAGTAATGTCAATGTTGGAGAAGACTTTTTATACTCAATAGGTATAAGACATGACAATCCAAGTTTGTTTGGCGACTACACAACTTATAGATTGGGTGGAGTATATACCGTAACAAATAACTTTAAATTAAAAAGTAATTACACAACAGCAGTAAAAACACCTACGTTATACGAACTGTACGGGGCAGACAGCTATGGTTACAGTGGTAATGCTAACTTACAACCAGAAGAAGCACAAACAATTGATATAGGGTTTGAATATAAGTTTAACAATCATTCGTTGGACTTTGTATATTTTGATACAGACTTAGATAATATGATCACATATGGTAATAGTACATATTCTAATGCATCAGGAAAATCCAATAGACATGGTGCTGAAATAAAAACAACATCAACGATAAATGAAAATGTATTTCTTAGAAATGGATTGACTTGGACGATTGCACAAGACAGCAATAACAAACAAGTTACAAGAAGACCTAGGTGGCAATCATTTTCAGCAGTTGATTGGATACTAGGTAAATCAAACAATTCACTTGAATATGTGTATATGGGAGAACATCTAGACATCGATTCATCAACTTATGCTACAATTACTAAACCAGCAGTAGGTGTAGCCAACTTTCATACCAAATATGAAGTAGCAAAAGATACCAATATTGTGTTGTCTTTAAACAATATAACAGACAAAACGTATGAAAGACCAGACGGATATAACCAAGATGGACGTAATTTTATGTTAACCTTTAAAAAGAACTTTTAATTTTTTAGGTTGACATTTCCGTCATAAATAGATATACTAGTGTTTAATGTTAGTAATGATATTGAACACTATTATATACAAACATAGGCAAACATAGGCTAACAAAGGCTAACAAAGGCTAATATAGGCAAAGGAGAAATAATATGGCGACTTTAGCAGAAATAAGAGCGAAGCTATCAGAACAAGAAACAAAACAAAAAGGTGGTAGCACAGTAGGGGATAATGCAATTTATCCATTCTGGAATATTCCAGAAGGCACAACATCAACACTAAGATTTTTACCAGACGGCAATAAAGATAATACATTCTTTTGGCAAGAAAGAGCTATGATCAAATTACCATTTCCTGGTATTAAAGGTTCACAAGATACAAAACCTACTCTAGTACAAATTCCTTGTATGGAGATGTTTAATGAACCATGCCCAATTTTATCTGAAGTAAGGACTTGGTTTAAAGATCCTGCACTAGAAGATATGGGAAGAAAATATTGGAAAAAAAGAAGTTACATTTTCCAAGGTTATGTAGTTAATTCTACATTAGACGAACAAGAGACACCGGAAAATCCAATTAGACGTTTTGTGATTAATCCGTCAATCTTTAACATTATCAGATCAGCATTAATGAATCCTGATATGGAAGATCTACCAACTGATTTAGAATCAGGTAGAGATTTTAAATTGACTAAAACACAAAAAGGTGGCTATGCAGATTATTCAACATCTACTTGGTCGTTCAAAGCAAGATCATTAAGTGAATCAGAAAGAGGTGCTATAGACCAGTATGGTTTGTTTAATCTTTCAGACTTTATGCCAAAGAAACCTTCAGCAGAAGAACTTGGTGTAATGCAAGAAATGTTTAAAGCATCTGTAGATGGTGAACTGTATGATCCAGATAGATTTGGTCAATACTATAAGCCAGCAGGTTTTAATTCTAGAGGTGGAAACACATCTAGCTCTGCTAGTACAACAACTACAGTTAACAAAACTGTTGAAACTCCTGTTGCTACTACACCTGCCCAACCTGTACAAACAGAAGCAGTACAACCAGCAGTACAACCAGCAGTAGCTACTCCAGTAGCACCTGCACCTGCACAGGTAACTGTTAATGAAACAGTAACAGCAACGGCAACTGACACAGCTAAACCGGCCGCTGGAGTATCAGCAGACGACATCTTAGCAATGATCAGAAGTAGACAAGCTAACAAATAAAAGTTAAAATGTATTCAAGTGGAGAAGTATTAATTTATTTCTCCACAAGAATCAGCAAGGAGATATTATGGTAAGACCATTTGATGTAAGTAAATTTAGAACAAGTTTAACAAAAAGTATACAAGGAATCTCTACAGGTTTTGATTCTGATCCTACAGATTGGGTATCAACAGGAAACCACACACTCAATTATTTGATTAGTGGAGATTTTAATAAAGGAATACCTCTAGGTAGGGTAACAATGTTAGCAGGTGAATCAGGTTCAGGTAAGAGTTTGATTGCATCAGGTAACCTTATTGCTAATGCACAAAAACAAGGAGTTTTTTGTATAGTGATGGATTCGGAAAATGCATTAGACGAAGCATGGTTAAATGCATTAGAAGTAGACACATCACCAGAAAAACTTTTAAGAATTAGTGTTGCAATGGTAGATGATGTTGCTAAAATTATTAGTGACTTCATTATAAATTATAAAAAAGATTATGAAGACAAACCAGCAGAAGAAAGACCAAAAATTTTATTTGTGGTTGACAGTTTAGGTATGTTACTAACACCAACAGATAGAGATCAATTTCAAAAAGGTGAAATGAAAGGTGATTTAGGAAGAAAAGCCAAATCATTGACAGCACTAATCAGAAACACAGTAAACTTAATTGGTGCTTTAAATATTGGATTAGTTTGTACCAACCACACGTATGCATCACAAGATATGTTTGATCCAGATGATAAAATATCAGGCGGACAAGGCTTTGTTTATGCATCAAGTGTAGTAGTTGCTATGCGTAAATTAAAACTTAAAGAAGATGAAGATGGCAATAAAATAACTGATGTCATGGGAATACGAGCCGCTTGTAAAGTAATGAAAACTAGATTCAATAAACCTTTCGAAGGAGTACAAGTAAAAATTCCTTATGGGGCAGGAATGGATCCATATAGTGGTATGGTAGAACTTTTTGAGAAAAAAGGATTGCTAGTAAAACAAGGAAATAGACTAAAATATATTGATAGAATGGGTAAAGAACATATTCATTTTAGAAAACAATGGACAGGTGAAAATTTAGATTTAGTAATGGCTGAATTTAAAGAACCAACACCATCAAATAAAACAAAGGATGTAGAGAATGATGACACAGACGGAAATCGAGCTTCTAATAGAGACATGGCAGAAACTGAGTAACTACGTTCCTGCAAAAGACAGGTTAGATGCCGCTAAAGCCTTTGTGCTATTATTAGACGAGTATGGGTTAGATGATCAAGCTCAGCAAGAGTTTAAAGATGTTGATGATTATCTAGCTGATGCTATTGATGGTTACTATCTTGATACAGATGATGATGAAGACTATTCAGAAGATTATGGAAGTGATGCAGAAAGTGATGATTATTAATGGCAAAATGGTATAATATAGTTTCACAAAACTTGAGTAAACTTCCTGACTGTATAGACCATTTTGAAGATCAGTTGGAAGAAGCTAGAGTAGAAACTGGCATGAAAGGAAATATTGAAAAGAATGCTAGTAATGTTCCAGGAATAGTAGAACATAGGTTTAACCAATTGCAAGAAATTGAAGCCATCTTAGAATTTCTAAATATTAAATTAAGGCAAGTAAAAAGCAAATACTATAGAACATATTTAGAAAACTATCAACGAGCATTAACATCAAATGATGTAAAAAACTATATTGAAGGAGAACAGGAAGTAGTAGACACTTCGAATCTAGTAAATGAGTTTGCATTATTGAGGAATAAGTTTTTAGGATTGTTAAAAGCTATTGATTCAAAGCAGTTTCAAATTAATAACATTGTAAAATTAAGGGTAGCAGGGTTAGATGATGCGGAATTATTTGCAAAAAAATAATTTTGTGTTATAATAATATATGAGAACAATACTTTTTATAGCAATACTGTTGGTAATACCAATATTATTTTGGACAACTGATTTAATAGAAGATACGCCCAAAAAACAAACTAAAAAAGTTCAAAAAATTATTAAAACAGAACACTCTGTAATTGAAGTAGTACAGTATAAGGACGACAAGCATAAGTTTATTCATACAATAAAAAAATGCTTAAATGAAATAGAAAAAGATATGCCGAAAGATCAACTAATACCAACTGCATTAATAATAGCTCAAGCGGCACATGAGTCAGGTTGGGGAACATCTAGATTTGCCAAAGAAGCATATAATATTTTTGGCATTCGTACTTGGGATAAAAACGAGGAGCAAATAAAAGCTAGAGGCAATCCAGACGCAAAATGGGGAATAAAAGTTTTTAGTGATTGGTGTGACTGTACAGCATATTATTATGATTTGTTAAATCGTCATCCAGCATATGAAGGTTTTAGAACGGCTAGAGGAATGATGTTAAAGTTTGAAGAAAAAGCAGATGCTATAACACTAGCAAAATTTTTAACTGAATTTAGTGAACTAGGACAAACATATACACGAAGAATTGAAACTACAATATATCAATTAAATGAGACATATCTAGATGAGCACGGCAATATTAAAGATTAAAGACGAAGTAAACGTTAAATTTGAAGGTCTAGATGTATCTACTAGACGTAAAATTTCTGATAAGTTAAAGTTTTTCGTACCGTATGCATATCATTTACCTGCATACAAGCTAGGTAGATGGGATGGTAACATACGTTTTTGTGATATAGGAGCAAGAACCTATTTGAATTTGTTAGACAGGGTGTTGCCTACTATTGAAGAAAATGGATACGAAATTAAAATTGAGGATTATAGAAAAAATATAGATATTTCTTTTGATAAAATTGACAAACAATATTTTGCTGACAAAGTATGGCCAGCGAATCATCCAGTAGCAGGAGAACCAATTGTGTTAAGAGATTATCAAGTACAAGTAATTAATGATTATATCAGTAATCCACAGAGTTTACAAGAAGTAGCCACAGGTGCTGGTAAAACAATTATAACAGCCGCACTATCTAAGATGTGTGAAAAGTTTGGAAGAACTATTGTAATTGTTCCTAATAAAAGTTTGGTAACACAAACAGAAGCAGACTATAAAACAGTTGGTTTAGACGTTGGTGTGTATTTTGGAGAACGTAAAGAACTAGGACACACACATACTATTTGTACTTGGCAAAGTTTGAATAACTTACACAAGAAATCAAAAAAATCAGAAGCTGATTTTCCTATTGATGAATTTTTAGATAATGTATCGTGCGTTATGATAGATGAAGTACACATGGCACGTGCAGACGTGCTTAAAACGTTATTAACGGGGCCTTTTGCGGGTATACCTATTAGATGGGGACTAACAGGAACGATACCAAAAGAAGAATTTGAACAAGTAAGTTTAGAAGCATCAATTGGCAAAGTGTCAAACAAACTGTCAGCAAGAGAATTACAAGAAAGAGGCGTACTAGCACAATGTCATGTTAATGTTATACAAACACAAGACATGAGATCATTTAGAAGCTATCCAGAAGAAGTAGCATATCTAGTAAGTGACCCAACCAGATTACAATTTTTAAGCAATCTAATTGAAGAAATGCGTCCGGGCGGAAATACTCTAATACTAGTTGATAGAATTAAGTCGGGTGAAGTACTAGCAGACCTAATTCCAGACGCAGTTTTTATACAAGGTAAAACAAAACTAGAAGATAGAGAAGAAGAATATAGCGAAGTAGCAACAGAAAAACACAAAGTATTAATTGCAACATACGGTGTCGCGGCTGTGGGTATCAATATACCAAGAATATTTAACTTGGTGCTTGTAGAACCCGGAAAGAGCTTTGTAAGGGTAATACAAAGTATCGGAAGGGGCATAAGAAAAGCAGAAGATAAAGACCATGTACAAATTTGGGACATAACTTCTAAATGCAAGTATTCAAAAAGACACTTAACAACAAGAAAAAGGTTTTACAAAGAAGCCAATTACCCGTATACTGTAAGTAAGGTAAACATATGAAAATTTTAACACCAGACAACCATAGTTATAATCTAAACAAAGTTCCTGAACTCGTTGATGATCTTCAGTACTGTGTATTAGATACTACAAATCCAAAAAATATTGATTTCTTTTTTATTCCATTGATTTTTTTAGAGTCATTTAATGCACCTAGCATGGTACTAGAAATAAAAGGTGTTAATATTCAAATGCCAATTGATTGGAGCATAATGGTGATTGAAAGAGAGTTAGGACAATGTGAGATGGTTCCATTAACAAGTTTAAATGATAGAGGCTTTGAAGCATTAACAATGAACCCATTAACAACAGGACTAATAAATTCAGCAGAAATAAAAGTAGTAAATGTATTTCAAGAGGTTAAATGGTATTTTCCAAAACTTAAATTTGGACATATTATTGCTGTTCCACTAGGTGAAGGAGAAAATCCAGACTGTTTGTATTTTGCAAAAGATATTAATCAATTACCAGATACAATGGATGTAGGATCTTTCTTTTAATGGCAAAAAAACAATTAAACCTAAATCAAATGCTATACAATATCGATATTGGTAATATGGATTGGTATGACAGTTTAGATGAAGAAGAAAAAAAGTCATTTTCACCATATGTAGCTATGCGTTTTGTATCAAGTATCAAAGGAAACAAATATTTACAAGAATCATATATTGAAAATATCAATGAATTCTGTAATAGAGACTTTTCTACGTTACAGAAACATCATGATACTAGTAGGTTATTTTGGAAGTTATTATGCTTATGTGGATCAGGAAAGAAAATGTTTCATCCATGGATCAAAGCACCTAAAGGAAACAAACGTAAAAAAGGAAAAGTAGAAGAATTTCTATCAGAAGTTTATCCAAATGCAAAAAACGATGAACTACAGTTATTGAAATCCACATTAACAAAAAAAGAAATTTCACAATTAGCCAAAGATGCTGGCTATTCAGATAAAGACATTAAGTTGATAAAATGATCGATAAAAAACAATTAGACAGAATTGAGAAGAAGTTAGACAAGTTGGAAAAGAAACTTGATAGCCATATTGAAGAAATATGGACGGTTTATAAACCCATAAAAGAACTATTAAAAAAGCTAGAAAGATTTAAGTTATGGTAGAACATTTAATGGTACAACAACAAGTCAAAAGCAAATGGCAACACATGGTTGGTGTCATATGCCTTAATCAAACTTATAGAAAACAAGTTAAACAGGTGTTGCCAGAGTTATTCAAAAGATATCCAAATGCTGTAAAATTTATACGTGGCAGAGTAAAAACACAACAAAGAATATTGAAGCCACTTGGTATGTGGAAAGTTAGGGCTAAGAGATTAAGAGGTATGAGTGTAGACTTCTTGAGTTGGAATGGAAAAGAAGCATCTGACTTATACGGAATAGGCAAGTATGGCAGTGATAGTTATAAAATATTTTACAAGAATGAAATACCAAAAGATGTGCAAGACAAAGAATTAAAAAAGTATATAGAAAAATTATGAAAAGTTTACTAAAAATATGGCAGTATGCATTAGGATCATTCTCAGATGATAAAACTAAAGATTATGACAGACAAGTTTTAATCATTAGAACATTTTGGGTAATATTGCATATTGTCACTTGTTTAATGATTATACTTGGCAATGGCCATTTAATGGGGTGGTGGTAATGACGTTTACTTGTAAATTCTGCAACAAAACATTTAGTTCAGAGCATACATTGATTGCTCATATGTGTGAACCAAAAAGACGTTGGACAAATAGAAATGATAAAAACGTTCAATTGGCTTTTAGGTGTTATCAGCACTTTTGGAGAATAACTTCTTCAACTATGAAAACTGAAAGAAATTATGAAGACTTTATGACTAGCAAATATTATACTGCATTTGTAAAGTTTGCAAATTATCTTTCTGATGTGTATGTGTCTTCAATTGAAAACTATGTTGAATGGTTATTAAAAAACAGAGTTAGAGTTGACAGATGGTCAACTGACACAGTATACGAAGAATATATCAAAGAGTATGCTGTAAGAGAGTCGGCTGATAGAGCAGTTGAAAGAACGATACTCACAATGAAGTCATGGGGTGAACAAAACCATATGCCATGGAATACATTTTTTACAAAATGTTCCAAACCAAGAACTATACATTTAATTAGATCTGGTAAAATATCACCATGGGTATTGTATAATTCAAATTCTGGGTTACAATTTTTAGAATCATTGACACCACAAGAAATGATTATGATAGAAGATTATGTTTCACCAGGACAGTGGGCTAGTAGATTTAACCAAAGCAAGGAGGATGTATCTTTTGTAGTAGAAATTACAAAAGCATCATTTATATAATGACAAAATTGAGCAAACAAGAAATATCAGATTTGAACTCTATAGCTACTGCAATGACTTTGTCAGAAACTGAAAGAAAACACTTGATTGAAGAGTGGGGAAAATTACAGGTATTGGTTAAGGTATCTGATAAAGAAATATTTGATAAAAACAAAACACTTATTCAAAATGCATTAAGTGAAATGGAAAGTTTGGGAAAAAGAGTTAAAATGATTGAAATATACATGGGCTCTTTGAAAAACAGAATTGAAGAACAAGTGAATAGTAATAAAAAACAACTGAAAGATATTAGTAAAATCAAGATATGAAAATAGCTAAAACTGATATAGACATTGATACAGCAGATAGAGAACAGGTATTAAAACACTTGAAACATATCCCAGCTGGGATCAAAGATAAGGATAGAATGAAGAAACACAATACAGGTGTTTACTTTACTGATATTCCAGTTAATCCGTTGGCTAAAGTTTCTAATATTGAATACAAAGAAGCAGAAGAAAGAGGATATTTTAAATTAGATATTTTAAATGTCTCTCTTTACAAAGATGTTAAAGATGAACAACATCTAGACAAACTGGTATCACAGGAGCCATTATGGGAATTACTAGAACAAGAAGATTTCAGCAAACTATTATTTCACGTAGGAGATCACAGTTCCATTTTAAAAACAATGAAGCCAAAAACAATAGAACAATTGGCAATGGTATTGGCAGTGATAAGACCAGCAAAAAGATATCTGTTAAAACAAAATTGGCAAGAGATTGAATCTAATGTTTGGAACAAACCAACAGACGGCAGTTACTACTTTAAGAAAGCTCATGCAGTGGCTTATGCTCATGCAATAGTAGTACAAATGAATTTAATCTGTGAAGATGCTGTATAAAATTTACTATATGGATAATTACAAGTATGCGTAAACACTTTAAACGAAATTGCTTCAACTATGTATCGGCTGTATATACATCTAGTATATTGTTATTGTTGGCTAATTTGTTTGTAGGTCTTTAATTAGTAGTTTTTTTTACTAGTGAAATATTTCTTCTAATTATTCTTTTTTTCATCACATTGTTTAAGCTAGTGGCTACACCAAATATAATTTCAACGTCTTTGGTAGTGAATGTTTTTATTTGATCTTTGAAACTGTCAAACTCTCTGTTAAGGAAAATATTGATGGGAATAGTTCTATTTGATTCCCACCACCACATTTCTCCCAGTTCTAGGAACTTTTCTTTCAGTGATTGAGTGGGTATTCTGTCGTAAATGTACATTGTTGTAACGTATTGGTCTTGATTTTGTATGATTCCTACATACTCATTCAAACCGTGCCGTATACAGCTTAAGAACGGGAACTTTTCTTTTAAATCTGCGTAATCCATTTTTTCCATAAATATCTATATGTCTAGTACTTATACATTATATATCTTCGCTGAACAACACCAGCTAAATGTGTCATCTCAAGTAAATAGTAATATGACTATGTACGATAAAAACATTTTACTATATCACGGCTTAGATAACAAGCTAAATTTTGCCTTTTTAGATCAAGACCGTAACAAGTATGATTTAACAGGTGATACAGTTTATTTCAGAGTTCAAGATATTGAATCAAAGGAAACTATATTTGCTAAAACAATGGATATTGATAGTGCCATAAACGGTACTGCTTCTGTTAGTTTTACAGCAACTGAATTGTATGAAGTAGCTGATGGTTTTTACAACTTCACAGCATACGTTGAAGATGCAACAAAAACTCAGTCAGTAATATACACAGATAGAGCTGGCCAAATCACAGGCACACTAGAAATCATTGATGGTGCAATACCAAAAGCTAGACCAACACAAAACACAACGGCATTTACGTTACGTAATACATTTTATTACAGCGATAATTTGTCAGGAGCATCAGAGCGTAATTTGACTGCTAGGAATCATACTATTTCTTTATACTCAACTAACTTTACCGGAAATGTAAGAATTGAAGGTAATTTAGATGACACACCTAGCAATTCAGATTCACATTGGTTTCCAATTGATGTAGTTGGTATGGGTATCAATGACATAACTATGACAGCTCATACAGGCCCAACTCCATTTTTCTTTCAATCATCTTGTAGACATATAAGAGTAAGATATAAAGCAGGTTCGGGTAATTCAGGTACTTTTGACAAAATGTTACTAAGGAATTAAAGTGTCAGATCATTTTCCATTGGTCCATAAAAATTTGAACGTGGCCGACAAACAAGTTTACATTGTTAATGAATATAACAGAG